TTTTTTTTTTTTTTTTTTTTTTTTTTTTTTTTTTTTTTTTTTTTTTTTTTTTTTTTTTTTTTTTTTTTTTTTTTTTTTTTTTTTTTATTGCAAAAACCGGAACACCGGACTTCGAAGAAAACAGACCAACGAAGACAACCAACACAAAGAAACAAAAGAACATAAACAGCCTAAAAGTAAACGCAAATGCCTGCAAACCACACCCACGGTACCCAATGACAACTACCCAGGCACCGCACCAAACAATGCAACACCCAGCCACACCAGACATTAACGCGTCACCTTTTCAAACACCGAAAAACTATCCGCAATGGCACACAAAGCATCGATGGCATCAACGACACTAATGGGAGAACCTCCATACCTCCGTCGCACCACCGCCTGAAGGTTCTGAGGAATAGCCGAGTGAGCCCTAAAAGACTTCACCCTATCCCCAAACGACACAAACCTCTCCAGTTTTGTACGAGGATCGGCACCCATCTCCCCCAGTAACTCTATCATTTTGAGAGGATCCGGGACAAAGTACACCAAATCCCCGACAGGAACTATATACCCAGAGCTAAAATACAAAACATTATCAGATATATATTTCGTTTCCAAATTAAAAAGGTTAGACAACTTCGAAACGGCCAAGGTAGCACTTCCCCTATCCGTTAACCATACCACATTATCGTCACCCTTAGCTACGCACGCGCCCACCTTGTCATAGCCAATAGAGTGACCCATGGACACCATATTGTATATCAAATTACCCAACATAGTGTGAGGCGCACCTGACTTCATCTGGTATGCCAACACAAACACAAGACCCAATGTCCTACTCGACACCTTTCCCACATGAGAATCAGCGAATATTTCCATAACCTGAGGAGCCAAACCCAACTCTTGCATAACTATCGCCTCTATAATTCGAGCCAGGAGATTCTGTGACTTATCATACTTACCTGAATCTATTTCTGCTGCTACCAACCCCAAGACCAAATCTTTATGCAAGGTCAACCACTCTGACAACTCCTGATCCGATATACGACCCGCACTCTTATACTGGGGTCTTAACGCATTATCAAACCTCTCAAAAACACGACGAAACACCGAAGTAAAAGGGGCAGTCTCTTTCTTACCCAGACTCACTATAACCTGGGGCTGTGCAAGGGTATGCTGGGCTGAAACACTAAGTTTAGGCTTCACCCTCTGCTTAATTATGGTATCGTACTTCTCTAACCCAAGCTCCACTATACTCTCAGGGCACTCCGCTTCAAGAGCAGACCTATATGCCCCGTCCTTCTTCGCACGCCACTCCAAATAATCCGAGACATTAAACGATATAGGATCGGCCCTATAAGCCTTCCCTATGGTATCTCTAAAACCCTCAACAAAGAAATGATCTATAAAC